TTACCTAGGAAATTACCACCAGGAGCACCAGGAGTACGGGGAGCGCCACGTTGCTGACCTATGTTAGGTCTAAGAGTAGACAGTGCCCTAGAAAGACCAGGTCTTCCATATTTACCCATCATATAGGTTCCACCAAGAGCCATAGCAGACATACCACCGAATGCTACCCAAGGGTTAAGAGAATTGAATGCCTGTCCAGCATAGCTAGAGATACCTGACCAGATATTACCTCCAGTCTCAGTACCAGTTCTTTCATATCCTGCTTCATTGCCTGTCCAGTTCTTAGATTCAGCGTTATCCCATGCTTTTGCTTTCTTTGCTAAGTCTGTCATACCAGCCTGTTCAAGTTCCTTAGCAGTAGGCATCTTCCCTTGTTCCATCTTCTCTAGGAAACCAGATTCAATAAGTTTCTGACTCTCTTTCTTAGATACTCCAAGACCTTGGGATAGAGACATACCTGCTACTGCTTGTCCTTGACTGGTCTTCAGTACATCCTTACCATAGGTAGCTTTTAAGCCTTTTACTAGGTCAGTGATGTTTTTAGGGTTTGATATACCCTCTTCTTGTTGCAGTTTCATTTTCCAAGTACCCTCTACTCCTAAGAAGTCAGAGTTACCATTACGCATTAATACATCTAAGGTATGGTTACCTTCCTTGAAACCTGAATCCATAGTTCCTAGTAATTTAGAGCCACGCTCACCTTTAAGCTCTGGAGATAACTGACCTAACATGACTTGTGCAGATAACATGTTCTTGAACTGGTCATCCTTAAATTCTGGTAGCCCTCTACTCACTGATTGTGCTAGGGAAGTAGTCGCTCTCATCATTTCCTCTTCTCGACCACTCATCTTGGTTTTGGCTACAGCACCACCTATCAAATCTGATAAGCGCTTCATTTGACCCTCATCCATAGCCCCCATACGTTGAAGCATGCTACCCATATCAGCAATCCTGTCAGGATTAGTACCTGTATTACGCCCAAATGCTTGTGCTGATTCAGTATCTGCATCTAGCTTATCTAGGTTAGTCCTACCACCAGCAGCCAGTATAGACTGTGTTTGTAGAGTCTCTCCTGCTTTATACTGATTCTTTAAGCCTACATTTACTGCTCTCTCACGGAGGGTTTCATCATTGCCACCTTCACCGTAGCCAATTTTCTGCCCCATTTGAGAAGCCTGTAGCTCCTGTGGTCTCAGTATATCAGCATAACGGTTACCATAGTTAAATAGCTGACCTATGCTGGCAATGATGCCTGATGTCTGAACCGCAGTAGTAACCCCATAGAGCATACGCTCTGTTACGGGGTCACGTTCATGCATTCTATCTATACGGTCACGATTATCATTACGTTGTTGTATGGATGGGTTCATCTGTTCAATAACATTACGTAAACGTTGCATTTCAGCTTCATTGGAGCCAGATTTAATTTTATCTCTATCAGCGGTAGCTTGGTCTAACCTAGACTGATAGAATTGCTGTACTCTAGGGCTTGCTACATCGCCCCACTTATTGCCCCCTTGAGCATTCCTAAGTTGTTCCTGATACTTCTTAATCTTCTTCTGATTTTCCTCTACTTTACGTCCATAATCCGCTTCCATACGTTCCAAGCGTTTATAGTGCTTATCATAGAGTTGTTCAGTTTCACCTAGGATTTTTCTGTACATAGAGACTTGTCTGTAGGAGAGTAGCCCTCCCTGAGAGTGCTCACCCTGGTTAGCTAAGTCCTTTAGCTTGGCTACCTTGCTTTCCAGTTGCTTTATGTCAGAGAGGGCATCTGTAGTATCAGCCCTAAACTTAATATCAGCATCTGTCCGATTTCTAGCCATCTACTACACCTCCTCAAATTCGTCCTCTTCTTTCTTACCTGTAGTATCCTGTACAACCTCGTCATCATCCATGTTATCCCATGCATGTTTGAAGTCTGGGTCTTCATAGTGTTCAGGCTCATCTTCCTTATAGTCAGGGTCATTAGCAGCCTTAACTACATCCTCTTCCTCTGGGTTATCTAGAAGGTAGTGATGATACATAAGGTCAAATTGCTCGGTTGTCAAGGCTTTATATCTAGGGTCTGTAGACAGAACATTAAACTTGGTCTGTACCCACCACTCGAACCTCGCTTGGCTTGTCTTTGCTATCTCCTTCATTGTTATCTTTTTTATCTGGCTTACGAAAGGATTCCACCCAGTTTCTGTACTCTAAGTAGATAACTTCCCACATAGGATAGTCTACCTTTGAGTTACCAACGTGGAACCATTCAGGTTTCTTATCTAACACTACATCTAGTGTAGAGACAACTGTAGCGATATTGTCTGTGAACTGGTCTACTTCCAACCCACCTTTTAAGCTTGCATATAGACGTCCAATAGCTAACTCATCCATCATATTAGGGTGATGTACTGTGAACATACCTACGAATTCTGGGTCTACATCTGTGAAGTCTGCTTTAAAAGTATGAGTACGTGCATCCCCTTGGTTAATGTCCTGTAACGTGTTAAGTGTAACAGTTTTAATATTCTCTGACATAGTAATACCTCCTTGAGTTTTAATTCATAATAAAAATAGGAGCAGGAGTATGTAAGTTATACTCCTGCTCCCACTATTGTTGGTATTATTAGCTTGCATATAGGTATTGGAAGCTAGCGTTTTCACCTGCGATAGCATTAACTCGGAAGTTCTCACGATAGTTACCAATAGAGCATCCGTGGTAAGAACGAACAATCTCTTTAGTGTACTTATCTACTACCTCGATAGTGATAACATCTTTCTTCAGTACCTCTTCACCCACAGAAGCCATTCCGATACGTGCAAGGTCTTTCTTACGTACGAAGAATCGCTCACATGTTACAGAACCAGTATACTTATTGTGTACGTGTTCTTGTGGCATCATTGAACCGATTTCGTATACACCTTCTGTACCGAAATCACGCTCACCGTCTAAGCCCTGAATCCTACCAACGATTTCACCCCTGATACGGATGTTTATGGTATGACCAGCGTGTACCGTCTGTTTATCTACCATTCCCATAGGTAGTCACCTCCTTAGATTTGTTGTCCCTCTACTAGGTTATTAAACGTACTAGATGGAACAAAGTGAGATGTAACTAGGATAAAGTTGATTGGCTCTGTGATAGCAGCTTCATAATCAACATATACAGCAGTACCTTCGAATCGTACTCGAATGTTACGGTATCCAAGAATTAACTTCTCACGTGTACATTCGTCTAAGACGTTAGTAGCTTCTGTAGTTACAGAAGAATTAGTAGCAATTGCAGAGCTAGAGCCTACAAATGTGTCTTCTAATCTATTTGTAACACGGTCAGAAACTTCATCTGCTGTACGTCCTGTACTGATCTCTACGTTAGGTGTACGTACTGGTCCAAGATACGTTGTTACACCTTGTGCTAGGCGAATTCCACCATTCTGAACTCGTTCCATTACACATACACCTGAAGCGATTAATTCATCAATATCTGGGTCACCTGCTACCAAGTCTACCCCTAAACCAGATATATTGAAGAAGTCGAACGTGATAGGCTCTGAAGTTGGTACCCCTGCCACACGTC